ACACCATCAATTGATATTAATGCCTTCTCATTTTTCTTGAACATTTCAAATTCATGAGCATTACCAGATCCTGTTCCAGTAAATGTAACTGCAATACCTGCTAATGCATCGGGACGAGATTTTGATATCTTAAATGTGTCTTTTGTTAATCTAATAGCATATACATCAGAACCTAATGTGCCACCAGCAGTTGCAATTCCAGTTACTGCTATACCTTCAAAAGTTGAACCTGGTACATATATCAATCTTTCACCAGTCTCAAAGAAATGATCTACAATTGTAAATATGCCAGTTGATGTATCTAAGGTTGATGTGTCTGCTGGATTGAATTGTTTTTGGAATATTGGTGTTGAATCACTTTGAAGTGCAAAACTTGTTTTATTAGATCTTAAACCGTTTATCGCATCATATTGACCTAACAATATGGATTCTGTAACTGTTCCATACTGTAAATCTGGTGCTGTATTTAATAAATCACTTTCAGTATAGAATGCTTCTGTAAATACTTGCAACTGAACACTATTAGTTCCTCCACTATAAAGAGGATCTGGGTGAAAATTAAGATTCAGGTCATTACCAACTAATGTTGATGAGAATGTACCTATACCTGATGTGCTACCAATTGATAAGAATGGATACTGAACAGTGTGTGAATCGGTAGAATCATGAGCAACCAATACTTGGTGAAGGGCACTTGTTGAACCACTTGATACTCTTACAAATCCTTTCAAAGTAGAGATTTCATTTTCTAAGAATGTTGCAATTGTAGATGCTGTTGAAACATTTGAAAACTTAGATTCTAATCTAGTTGTTTTTTCTGTTCCATCAAGTTGACCTAGTAACTTAAACCTATATGTTCCAATACCTGCTGCTGTTGTTCCAATACCAATAATTCTTGATCTAACTAAAACTTCATTTGGTTGATCATTTTCAAAGTTTAATGATAAAATATTTGAATTAATTTCTGATGTAAATGTTCCTATAAAATTAGATATAGGACCATTTTCAGTATCTGAATAAAATTCAGATATGTATGACGATGTTCCGTCATGTGTTAAATATAAATCAACAAAATTAGTTTCTTCTGATGTAACATCATTCACTTCTATTGATGCGAAAAATGCGTCTGTATTATCAATATTGGTTGATATTATTGTAGAAGTAGTTGCTGTTGCTACTGTAGTGTTTATACCTGATAAATTTACAAATCCTATTGATTGTGTTCCGATACCTGTTAGATTTGTATTAAACGAAGTTTGACGTATTTTAAGATCATAATCATTATTTTCTGGATCATCAGGAGTAAATTTCAAACTTACATTATTAGAGGTGTCCATTTGTCCAAGAATACTACCAAGTTCTAATGGAGTAGTGTGAATTTTTGATCTCTCAGCAGTGAATATATTTGAACTATCTTTGAATAAGACAATATCTGATATTTGAGTATTGCCTGTATTTGGATCTCTAATTTGTACTAAGAATGTTGCGTATCTTGCATTTATTGATAAATCTAAGAATTGAGTTAAAGTTGTAGCAGTGCTCTTAAATAAAGTAGATATATCATCTATTTCTAGAACACGGTTTGTCTTACACTCAATATATGGAGATAGTTTTGTATTTTTTAATTTAAGGAATTTTGATTTTCCGTCAACAGTATCAATATCTAAGGCAAAATCGAAGTTATTAATTGTATCAACTCTCTTCTGCTCTATAAAATCTAACGCAAGAATATCTGCAAAACTTGAAGTTGTAATACCAACACTAGTTGTTGATGTAATTCCAACATCTGCAAAGTTCTTTAACCCACTAGTATGAAGTAATCTATTTACAGAACTAACAAGAGTTTCATAAGTTACTGAACTTTTTACACTATAAGATAAATTTTGATAGTAATCATTATCTGGTATTAACTGATAATCTTGACTCAATTTTCCTATATCATCATTCCAACCTTGATTTTGTCTTAGTGAATAACTAATATCAAATCTTCCAGAATTTTTTGATATTGTATTAATAGTGGCTATATTACCAGAAATAAATCCTTTTATTAATTGACCAGCAACTAAATTAAATGCACCAGGTGTTTCTTCTACAACTTTTATAAACTCATTAGTTGATACAGATACTTTTAAATCAACAGGAATATAAGAGGTTCCTACGAATGCTAATAACTTTTCACCTACACTAAACTTAGATATTCCTTGGTTAATTTTAAACTGTGGGTAATCATTTCGACTTATTAGAGAACCAAAAGAATTTTGAACAGTTTTTGCAACACCAGCATTTGACGTAAATGGAGATATGTCAAATGAAACAGTAGCAGGATTTATATTATTAACTGATGTTATTTTAAAGAAATTAAATCCATTATCAACAGAGTTAAATCCAGTTCCAGTATCACCAAATTTTTGAAGACCTTCAACAAATATTTCTTCATCCACTGAGAAAGGTGGAACGGAAAAACCTAGTATTGGAGTTACAAGTGTACAAGTTACAATACCAACTGCTGCATCATATACTAATTTGCTTACAGTTGATCCATTATCATTGTCGATTGCAAATATTTCATGAGTTACTGACTGTAACCCTTTGGGTGGAACAATTACTTCTACGTTGCTTAAAGAATTACTTGCAACTGTACCAGTGATCGTCCCTGTGGTATCTTTAATTCTAGTAACTGGATTAACAATTATTAAATTAGGAGTTGATGTATAGTTTTTACCACCATCAATTATTTCAACTTCTGTTATGGTATCAGAATTAATTACTGATATAACAGGAGAAACAAATGCTTCAGGTTTAAGTGTTGGATCTGATGAATATTCAAAACCTGGATTTAAAATTCTAATATCATCTACTCTGTTAATTGTTGTTGAATCTGGCAATAATGTAGCATTTATTCCTTGGGTTGATGCAACACTTACGAAAGAAGGTAAACTATCATATCCTACTCCACCAAAATCAATATTTACCCTGTCAATAGGACCTTTTGCTCTTGGTGATTTTGTAGAGTATTTTAATACACTAGTATCTGTTGGAGTATATGATAATTTTTCTGGAACTTTTGGTATTGATATACTAAAACTTGTATAAGAAGCACCAACAACAGGTGGAACATTAAAAATAGAATATTCACCATCATAATCACTATTTAAATAGTGAATCTTATTGTAATTAACAACACCAGTATCAGATGTACTAATAAATCCCGATTTCTTAATATTATAATAAAGAATTGATGGATTATTATCGGAATAATTTAATGTAACTGTCGCAGTTGATGTAACACCAACTGTTCCAACACCTATAACTTGTAAGTTAGTTGTATTTCCTACTGATACAAATTGATTTTTATAATCTTTATCATGGTAGATATTAAGTTCATATCCAAGCAAGGATGAGTGTCCTACTCCAAATACTAGGTTATTATCTCTTATAATTGGTATTGGAGGGTTGACTAAGGAAAATTCATGATTACTACCTGTTGTACCACCTGTTGAACTAAGTTCAATAATGTTGGCTGGATTACTTGTAACATCACTATAAGTTTCACCTAACTTAAAATTATTATCATCAACTTTGAAAACATAATACGAATCTTTATTTGTTAAACCTTCTGTTATAGATGTTGAGATATATTGTACTTTATCACCAGTGTTTAAATTATGTGCAGTAAAGTTAAAATTATTAGTTGCAGTTGTGACTCCACTAGATGCAATATTAATTGGATTAACTAATAAATTATGAGTATTTGAATCAAATTTAAGATCTATTTGAGTTGATGTTCCTATTCCGACAGATTGATTTGGAGAAACGGATAATTTAACTACATCACTGTTAAGTAAACCATGTGCAGTTGAAACAGAAACGACTGCATCAATTCTTTGTAAAGTTCCAGTTACCTTATCAAAATTGCTTTCAAACAAATATTCAAAACTGCTTGTACCAACAGTTGTATCACCTATGAAAGATAATCCCTCGGAGGTTGTAGTTAAACCAACCTGAGTTACTATACCAATATAATCCTTAGATTTTCTAATTACAAATACATCTTGACTATTACTACCTTCAGGTATATTAAATGTAGTTACTCCATCATCCTTAGAAACTGTTAGTGCATATCCTACACTTGGTTTTGTTAATGTAACTCTTTGATTTGTTTTAAATGGATGATTTGGTAATCTTATGCTACGAGTTGGTGTTGATACGACACTAATTAAATCACCTAGTGTTGAGGTTGCAGTTGATCCTAATCCAACAACTGTACCTACACCAACAGATTCATGTGGATTAAAAAATACTTTATCATCTATTTTTGAGTCAAATACCTTTGTTCTAAGAGGTATATTGAAGAAACTAGGTATCAATGAAACAGGTGTAGACACAGTATGAACACCACTTGATACTCCTCTCTTAACTCTTATTACATTATTCTGATTAAATGTATTTAAAACAGACAATACTTCTGTTCCAATACCTATGGTGCTACCAACTGAAATATGATCTGGTATATTTGTGACGTAAATATCAGTTACAATACCTGTTGATGCAACGTTTGGAACTTCTTGATATACAACTGTTTGTGCAGTATTAATACCAATCTTGTGTGATCCTGCAAGTCCTTTAATTTCTGTTGTGCTTAAACCAGATATCACAACATTATCGTGTGCATTTAAATTAGGAGCAGTTGAAATATACGCTGCTACATGAGTTGGATCTCTCCAAACAAAAGTTGCATCAAAAGTGTCAACAGTAGTATTGATTGATTCAATTGTTTTTCCAGAAACTCTATTAACAGATACACTTAAACCACCACCATTGGTATTTGTATTGTCAAATATTGCAGAATCTCCAACTTCATAATTATCTCCAGTGTTAATAATTTGAATTGAATTTATCGAACCAGACGTAGTTGATTCAACAATAGATGATTGTTTAGTTATTTCGTTAGATTCAACTATAAAATCATTATCTGCAAATGGATCAGAAACTTTATATGGATAACTATTACGTATTAAATCAGAATTGCCAAAATTGAATGTTGATTGGTTAAGATTGAAGTTATCAGTTGATGGATCAGTTCTGTAAGTGTCTCCAATAAAATATGGAAATTCTGGCAATAAAGAATTGGAACCAATACCTACAAAATACGCATATACTCCGTTAGGATACTCTGGTGTTCTTCCATATCTACCATTATGTTGATCTAAATCACCTGCGTTATTAAAACTATAATCCTCGACAAAAAATCCATTACTAAATTGGTGTGGTCTATTAATAACATTATTAGGATTTAAAGTATATCCAGAAGTTAATATTTTAACAGATGAATTTTCGTCAGTTGAATCACTATAACCATAAGGTCCATATATCGGATTTCCATCATATGCCCAACCAATTATTGGTGAGTGTTCAGTACCAGTGTCACCAAAGGTGTCATTTCCAATTTGAGTTGAGTAACCAACAATTGAATATTGCAATTTATTATTAGTTTCAATTAATGCTTCATTACCATATCTTGCAAATGTATTAACAGTTAACCCCCTTATACCTGCTTCAAGTTTACATCCACTTCCTGGTGGAATAACTTTTATATCAATTTTATCTTGTTGATATTGTAATCCACCCTCTAAGATGATTACTTCTTCAATTTTACCATCTTTTACTACTGCTCTTAATTTTCCACCAAGACCAGTTCCTATTCCCACTACCTCTAAATCGGGTGCAGAAGAGTACTCTCTACCTTTTGTTTGTATTTCTACAAAAGTAATTTTACCGTCTGTTACAATCGGTTTTAACTGGGCATCCTTACCAGTTTTAACCGTTACTGATATTGATTTTTCAAGATTAAGAATATCAGAACCATATCCAGAACCCTTGTCATACATTAGAATATCAGATATTCCACCTCTAAGAACTGGTGTTGCTGTTATCACTCCAACATCAGTGTTAGCTAATTCATATTTTAAGTTTAATCTAACATCTGGATATTTAAATACTTGGAAACCTGTTCCTCGATCAGAGAACTTAATATAATCCTTTCTCTCAAATTCTGAAGTTATTGTACCACCGAGACCAGCATTTGTAAGTCTAAATGCATTATCGTTTAATTTTAATATTTGATAAAAATTAGAAGTTGTAGTAATACCAGTTGATGTGGTTAAACCAGTAATTGTATTAGGTAATGTAGATCCTATACCAACAGCAGTTTGATATACAATTTTATCACCATTGTTGAATCCATGATTATCAAAATGAATTACATTTGTTATTGTATTAATTCCTATTGGTTTGACAAATACTTGTCTATTTTCATATCCACTTCCACCATCTAATACTCGTATATCCTTTAAAGTTTTTTCATTATAATATAATTTAAATTTATGAACACCTATTTTGTTACTTGTAGTAAATCCAACAGTGTTTATACCTGCACTATAATCACCTAGTGTTTGATATAGTTTTATAGTGCTTGTGTTTACAACTTCTGGGTAATATGTGGCAGCATTCACGAGAGTTGTAGTTCCTAAACCAACCACTGATGTTCCCGAATCATTACCTACAGTTCCAATACCAAGAGGTGGATTATTATTACGATCATATATTAATGGTTGACCACTTACAATATTATGTCTATCTTGGAATGTTATTGTTTCATCTACATTATCAACTCCACCAGATTCTGATAATAATCTAGCATCAAAACTTAATTCCCTTTTTCTATCNGCTAAAACTGGTTCTAATACTGCTCCACTACCATTACCACCTTCAATTGTTGCTGATAATACTCTATGGATACCAAATTTTTGTGGGTCAACTTGAACTTTGGTCACACTACCAGTAATTACTGGTCTTATTAAAGCTGTTGTGTTTCCAATACCTGGACTTGATAAAGTAATATCTGGTGGATTTACAACATCATAATTTTTTCCACCATTTAATAATGTAATCTTATCTAATGGTCCAAAAAATATTTTATCGTTTGATTTATAGTTTTTTATCTCAACACCATTAATTAACATTCCTGTTGATCCTGGATTTGTCTTTACTGATGTAGAATTTACTAAATCTGGGTTAAGAGGAAATTTTTTAAATAATTTTTGTGATGCGATTTCTTGATCAAGAGTTCCAACAAGTGAGAAGGTATGTGTCCCAGTTCCTGGTTGTAGTGCTTCAAACTCTACGAAATCTGCTATTGGAATAAATGATCTAGAACGATATAATCTTATTTGATTTCCATTTGATAAAACTTCAACAAAATATGAAGCTTCTGGTAAATTTGGTATGATTGTTCCTTGTGCAGTATAAAAAATTTCATCACCAGTTATGAATGGTACTGGACTTGGGAAAGATAAGATGCTATATCTTAAAGTATTAGGATTATATCCAGAATTAGGTAATTCATTTCCTGCAACAGCCTCTGGTAAAATTGATTTTGGTAATTCGGTGGTTATTTGATATGATGGCAATGAATTGGATGCAACATAAAAATTTTCATCCATTTCATTATAAACATTAGTTATATCTGATGTAAGAATATTCTGACCAAAATCCATGTCAGTTTTTGTACTTGAAGCACGATTAATAACTCTTCTTAAATCATAAAAACGATTTGGATCTGGTAATACTGTAATATTTGATAATAATGTTAGATTGTTTATTGAAATAGTAGATGTATCTTTATCAATATTACCAACTGTACCAGTAGCAACTACTTCTTCCCCATTTTGAAATAATACTTCAATATTATCACCTATTTTTAAACTTGATTTATCAATATCCCTTGTAAATAAAACAATGTTAGCTCCAAATATGTTTTTAATTTCAAATCTTGAAGAAGTATTATAAATCCAAGAGTTTGCAAATATTTGTTTCTTTGTTCTACCTTCAGATGGATTTAATATTTTTTCACCAACATTTCTGACTGTTATATTTTCACCTTGTGTTAGTAAACGAATATCTGACGTTGGAACAAATTTAGATAAAACACCAGTTAATCTTAATCTCACTTCTTTGGTTAAATCACCACCCTCATAACCAAAATAGTATTCATTTGATTTAATATCATCAGTGGTTGATATAATTCCTACAATATTCTGACATCCAAAAAATTGATTAACTGATTTGTCACTGTAGTAGATATTTGTGCTTATTCCAGACACTAATGTACCAGTTGCTCCAAATCCAACAGTTGAATCAACAGTAATTACAGAAGAACCTGCTGAAACATTTCCAATCACCTTTGTTTTGGGAGTTACACCAAATGTACCTTCGATTAAATCAATATCATTGAACCCAACAAATAAACCGATCTTATAATATACCTTTCCTCTTCTTGTTAATGGTTCAACTTCGGATATTGATGCTCTTGTTGCACTATCAGATGATTTTACAATAGTTTGACCAACTAAATGAATAGGATTACCAGAAAGTGCCTCTGCAATAACTACTTCTCTCCTTATAAATTCTGCTGTTGATGGTTTTATTAAATATTGCTCTAAATCTAAAATTTTAGGTGTTTCATTATATAATACGTTGAATAATATTCTAAATGACTCTTCTGTACCTTTTGATTGATATAATGACTTTGAATTTTTGATAAAATTACTTACATCAAGGTTATTAACGAAATTTACATTTTCTAAACCAGGTGTAAGTAATTTTTTTGTCTTTTTATAAAATTCTTTGAGAAAAAGTGCACTTAAATTTATGACAGTTGCATCATTTTCATGATTTGTTGCTGTTGTGTCTGAAAATACTAATTCTGATGGATTATTATCTTGATGATATGTCGTAATTCCACTAAAACCACGAATACATCCTGTAAAACTGTTAGTTGTGATTCCAGTATATGTTATAACCTCATTTTCAATTTTGAAAAGACCGTATTCATTTGGAAATCCTTTGGTGCTACTAACATTTACAGTGGTATCAGTGATTGTAACATCATTTGTTAGTTTTGTTTCCCCAACAACAACTTCAGGTGTTAAATTATCTAATTTTATGTACTGATCCAAATTATCAGTAAGGTCAATCGGACCTCCCTGATATTCTTGGGATATGTAATACTGTTTTAGAAAATCTACTGCCTTTGGACTTTCAGATATTAAAAACTCAGGTATTTGGTTTTCAATTATCTGTTGGACTTTGACTCTTTTATCAATTCCAGTGGTTATCATATTATCCTCTTACCAGTGCTCCATTTGCATAACTTGATGTAACCTTATATCCGACACCTGATATCTGTTCACCAGAAGTAATAGTGTCTTTAACCATATTTATGGTACTATCTCCAACCGCAAAACTGAGATACAAATCTTTAAGTCCAATAACATCATTTGATTCAGGAAATGCTTGAATTTCAATAATATTATTTGATCTTTGAGTAGATGTTATATTAACAGTTGATACTATCACCTCTCCATGAACATAATCAACTATTCCAGCAGAAGCAACAATCAACTGACCCTGTGATAGTTCATTATCACCTTTTACAATCGCTATAACACCCTTACCACTTCCATCTAATGAACCATCACTATTTTTATTAGGTATGTCAGTAAAATATACTGTATCAGTTTGACCTTGAATTGTAAATCCTGTGCTTTTTATATTTTTACCCTCTGGATTAATATGAAATCTATTACCATAACATAACTCATACTGAGCAAATTGGTTTGTGAGTGCTTTTAGATTTCTTCTAATCCTTACTCTTGTTATGTTAGATGTGATTGCATCATCAATATTATCAATTACATTTACTAGTTTACTATACTTAAACCTTCCACCAAATTTATTGATATCAGTGGATGAACCATAAGTAAGAAGTCCATTTATGACATTTGTTTTTAATTCTGATACAGTAGTGACTTTTGATTGATCATAGTATACAAAAGAATCTAATTCAACATATAGTAACTTAAGGTCAAGTATTTTTTGATTGATACCAGCTAATGTGTATCCCTTTAAGTTTGATAATATAGATTGTTTATCAAAATCAGATACAAATTCACCATTTTTTGGTTTAATTGTAATGAATACTGTTCCAAACTCTGGTGGATCAAGTTCTTCACCACCAACGACAGAAACGGACTCAGTATTAGGATATATTTGCTGTATTACAGATTCATAATCCCTTGCTGTAACCGCTCTGTACTGTGATGAATAAAGCCTAGGTGCAAAATACTTAATTGAGTCAATTGACTCAATATTACCCCCATTAGCTGCCGCTGATACTGTTGTAATAGTTGGTGTAGTTGATGGTAATGCTATCTGATTTGATGAAGATACTACACTACCAGCAAAACTAAACAAAGCAGGACCGTTTCCTTCGGCACCGTCAGTTACTATGTAAGAAACGGTGATTACCGATTCATTTTCTAACTTTTTACCAAATACACCATCACCAAAGAGTAGTTCATATCTTTCATCAGTAATTTCTTGTATTAAATATGTCTCTGATACATCAGTAATGTTTAATATGTTATCTACTTTGCGATATTCTCTTCCTAAACCAGTGTCAGCAGCACCTTTTACAAATACTTTTATAGTTGAAGTATCAATAAATGAATTTTCAAGTAAAAATCTTTGATCAAGTGACCCATCTACTGTAAAAGTTTTAGTTAAATATGATCCTTGGTATACAACTATGTTGCTAAATGATCCAGTGCTACTTACTACATTACCATTTGCATCAAAAGTTTGAGTTGTAGTGGTTGTAATGCTTTCTGGTATTGAAAATACATATGAAGTGTCGTTTGCTGAACCTACACACACTAAACCAGCTTGAAGAGTGATTGTTGGAGTGTTTCCAGAGGTTGTAAAGTCAAAAGATACTGTCGCTTGAGCAGAACTTCTTGATCTGGGTACATATCCAATGTTCCTTGCAAGAGAAACCACGTTTTCACGGACAGTTGCAGAGTCTAAGAATGACTCATTCACAACCATGTTCGAGTTAAATGCAGTAATATACGTATTATATGCTAAAGTGTCAATTAAAACTGAAAAATTAGATCCTTCAAAGTCAAAATCCGTAAAATCGGAGTTTGCACGGATATAATCCTTAATTGAAGTTTTAATTTGATCGAAATCGAGGTTTGTAAACTTAGTAAAAGGCATTTATCTTGTTGCTTCGAGCATGAATGTGAATTCTTGTACAGGAACTTCTTGTCCAACTATATTAAAGAAGATTTTAACCTCAAATTCGTTCGTATCTGGTCGTGGTTCTACTTCAACATCTACATTTTCTATTCTAGGTTCAAAATTTTCAAGTGTAATCAGTATTTGATTCTGAATTACAGATGCAGTACCAAAATCTACAAATTCAAATAGGCTATCACGTACCTCAGATCCCAAAACTGAGTTAAAAAACCTCTCAGTTGGAATAGTTTGTATTAAATTTCTTACAGACTTCTTAATTGCATTCTCATTTTTGAGAATTGGGAGGTCTTTTGTGATTGGATGAGGGGTAAAAGACAAACTTATGTCCTTAAATGCCCTTGAAACCCGTTTTATTGCCATATTAACAAGAGTTTTCCTGTTTTATTTATGACACTTTTTAAGAATGTTATTATTTATCCTAATTCTGGTTCAATTTCGTCTTTTTTAGACCTTTCTTTTGCTGTTTTCCAAAAATAATTCTCTTCTGAACCCAATCCATCACGATCATGACCGTTTTCTACCTGATAATATACGGTTGAAACCTTAAAATCGGGTACTTTTGGTGTTTCTGGTGTGATACTGTTATCATAGATACGCATTCTATTGTTTGGATAGAGACAAAACTGTCCATTATCCAATTCTAACAGGTTATGACTCTTATGTTCAGCAGGTTGTTCACTTGTTGAGTAGTCAATTGCGTCTACATCTGAGTGGTAATTGTCCAAAGTGCAAATATATGTGCCAGTTTGATTGCCATAGTCCCTTGTCATGACCTCATAATGCATTGAACCGATAAATTGTTTCTGAACTGCAACAACTCCATAGTCCATACAGTTCCAAAACTGTAAATTATGCAGTGTCATATCGGGTTTTGGTGTCTCAGGGTCACTTGTAAACGCAGAAATCGGCAATTTATCAAACATTGCAGCATATTCTGGTAAATAAGTCTCAAAATAAAAGGCACGACCAGGTATACTTTTTGCAGATACCCAAACTCCTTTCACAAATTCACCATGACCACTCTTATGATCGGTCAAATACTCTTTTCTTACCCATACTTCGTAGGAAGGTAGATTCGCAATTAACGTAGACATCTATTTTCCTTGTCCTCTTGGTCTTTTACGAGCCGAGTTACGGGGTGTAGCGGAGTATTTTGTATGCTTTCCGTTTCCTTGACGAGTTTTTTTCGGACGACTTTCAATTGAGTTGCCCATATTTGTAAATGTTTTTGCCATTAGTTTTCTTTTACGTCTGTTTCGAGTTCGAGCGGATGCGGTGTACCGTTTGCAAAGAAGTCATCCGCTAAATCTTGCATTTTATCAAAGTACTCTTCTTCTGTNAGGTTTTCAAAGAGCACCTCACCTTTATGAGAGATACTATATAACTCTGGTTTTTTCATGTCCTACACGAATACGAGGGTCACACATAATACGGAAACCTGCTGCCTTTGCATCTAAGCAGAATGAGACATCTTCTCCGCACATGTCTTGAACTGCTCCAGATTCAAATACTTGCATCTTCGGAGCAAACCAAGGATACTTAATACCTTCATCTTCAAAGACACCATGCTTGATTAGGAGCCAACCGAAACCTGCATAATCGACTGTGAATGGTTTCTGTCTCTTTGCAATTGAATCAAGTGTTTCATGATTCATCACTCCACCATTACCTTTGAAGTCATCTTCATCTAACCAGTGAGCAACTGATGTGGTCTTACCATCTTCTGTACAATACCAACCTGATGCAATCTTTTCATCCATTAGAACCAGTTGATAGAACTTCTCNACATTNAANACNATNTCTGAGTCAATCCATAACTGATAATCATACTTTAACTTACCATCCCAAGGTAACTGGTCAGGACCTCGAAGAACGTTCGCACCAAGACACTTACATCGGGCAAAATTTACCATTGATGAATAATCTTGTGATATTTGTATACTTGCCTTTGCTTGAACTAAGTCAAAGCATAGTGTGACAAAGTTCTTTAAAAATGTATATGATACTCCTCGACCTGGTAAACAGAATACAACTGTCTTACCTGCTATCATTCTTTTTGCTTTATCGTAATCCCACTCTGGTGTNTCTGCCTGTTTTTTTGCTTTTGCAGCAGCTGATTTAACAGTAAATCCTTTTGCCATACTAATGTTCAATTATAATTATATAATACACTATTATCTATACGTTGTCAAT